CCGAGGCGTCCGCCAAAGCGTGGATTGAGTCGCGCGATCTGCATGTCGTCAAGATGATTCAGTCCGCCAAGTAACCCTACAGCCCGGCCCGCGCCGGGCGATTTTATGGAGGTGGTTCGATGGCTCACACAAACAGAGGCCGCATCGTCGTTGATCTCTGCGGAGATTGGCGCGCGTACACAAACACCCTTCCGCGCGGCAGTCGAGCGATCGGTGCGGTCGAGCGAGACGGTGAACCAGGTGCTCTCGTCTTGATTGAGGCTACTGGCCGATACGCCCAGGTCAATGCCGGGGCAATTCGCAACCTCGACCAGCGCAAGGTTTCCGCGGCGCTCGCCGAAGAGCGGACCGGGCAGGGCGGCCCCGGTCGAGGCCAAGGCCGCAAGGCGGAAGACGGCGCAACAGCCGTCGAGCGCGTCACGGTGCAGCTCACGCCGGCCCAACACGACAAGGTGCGCGCAAATGGCGGCTCCGTGTGGGTGCGGAGCCTGATCGACGCCGCCTAATTTCCCTTGCAATGCACGACATCCGTGCTATTATTGAACTGTCAGCACACAGCAGACACCGCGCCTCGGGAACTGGGGCTGGAGATTCAAATGACCGCCATCGCCACTCTCGCCGCTAGCCTCCGTAAAGAATCCATGTCCGTCGTCGTTCCTCAGGATCTTGATGACGCGACTATTGCCGGTCTGCTCGCTGTTGATCTGATTCGCGTGTGCGACGACGAGGAAACGCGGAATGATCGCCGCTACGAGGTCACTGAATACGGAATGGATGTTGTGTGGTGCCGTATTGATGCCTAACCATCCGAACCGGGGGCCGAAAGGCCCCGCCGCAAACCCGGCGCCTTCAGAGATCAAAGCCGCGCGCCACAAGGCCGGGCTCTCGCAGTCTGTAGCGGCCTCGCTGATCCACTCCACCTTGCGCACCTGGCAGGACTGGGAGGCCGGGAAGGCGCGAATGCACCCTGGGCTGTGGGAGTTGTTCCGCGCGAAGACGAAGCTGAGCGACACCGCTTGATCAGTACATCCATACATGCTATAAACCGCGCAGAGTACAGCAGAGTACAGCCACCGTCATAGACGAGATCGCGATACCGTTGGTAGGTATCGCCGACTCCGAGACAAATTGAACCGCCCGCCATCTCGCAAGGATCGCGGGCGTTTGCTTTTGGCGTCTCCGCGAGGAGGTGATCCAGTAGCAAGCGTCGCGACGACGCACGTATCCCGCAGATGGACCCCGGAAACTAGCCGCAGGGCTTAACCACTGAGCCCGAGAGGGGCAAGCATGGCATCAGATAAACAAACGCCAGGAATCGGAAAAGGCGCGCCAGGGCCAGGAAGGAAGAAGGGCATCCCGAACAAGCTCACGTCCGACGTGAAGGCGATGATCCTCGAAGCGCTGGACCGGGCGGGCGGGACCAAGTACCTACTGAGCCAGGCGCACGAGAATCCGAAGGCCTTCCTGTCGCTGCTGGGCCGCGTGATCCCGTTGCAGGTGCAGGGCGACCCGGAAAACCCGCTGTACATCGCAAAGATCGAGCGGCGCGTCATCGATCCGAAGTGAGGACGCTGCAGATCCAGACGGCGCGGGTGTTCGTCCCGCTGCTGGAGCCTGCCCGCTACAAGGGCGCACACGGTGGCCGCGGCAGCGGGAAAAGCCACTTCTTCGCCGAGAAGTTGATTGAGGATTGCCTGGCCGAGCCCGGCGAGTCGGCCGGCGCCGGCATGCGCGCCGTGTGCATCCGGGAGGTGCAGAAGGATCTCGCGCAGTCCTCGAAGCTGCTGATCGAGACGAAGCTGCGCAGCCTGGGCATCACCGATGTGGACGGCTTCAAGGTGTTCCGCGATGTCATCGAGACGCCCGGCGACGGGCTGATGATCTTCAAGGGCATGAACGACTACACCTCGGAGTCGGCGAAGTCGCTGGAGGGCTTCAAGCGGGCATGGTGGGAAGAGGCGCAGACGGCAACGGCGCACTCGCTCAACCTGCTGCGCCCGACGATCCGCGCGCCGGGCTCTGAGTTGTGGTTCTCGTGGAACCCGCGGCGCAAGTCGGACCCGGTGGATGTGATGCTGCGCGGTGCCGAGAAGCCTACGGGCACAACGGTGGTGACCGCCAATTGGCGCGACAACCCTTGGCTCACGCCTGAGCTCGAGCAGGAGCGGCAGGACTGCCTGCGAATGCAGCCGGACCAGTACGACCACATCTGGGAAGGCGGGTACGTCTCCGTGATCGATGGGGCCTACTTCGCCAAGCCGCTCGCGCAGGCCCGGCTTGAAGGTCGCATCGGTCGCGTGGCTCGTGATCCGCTGCTGACGTTGCGCGTGTTTTGCGACATCGGCGGGACCGGCGCGCGGGCGGATGCCTTCACGATGTGGGTGGCGCAGTTCGTCGGCCGCGAAGTGCGCGTGCTCGACTACTACGAGGCGGTCGGCCAGCCGTTGGCGACGCACCTTGAATGGCTGCGCGAACGAGGCTACACGCCGGCCCGCGCACAGATCTGGCTGCCGCACGACGGCGACACGCAGGACAAGGTCTATGACGTGTCCTACGCCAGCGCGATGCGCGACGCCGGCTATTACGTGACCGTGATCCCGAACCAGGGCAAGGGGGCCGCGAAGGCGCGCATCGAATCTGCGCGTCGCCTGTTCCCGGCGATCTGGATCAACGAGGCGACGACCGATGGCGGTTTGGCGGCATTGGGCTGGTATCACGAGAAGATCGATGAGAAGCGGAACATCGGCCTCGGCCCGGATCACGATTGGTCCAGCCACGGAGCCGATGCGTTTGGGCTCATGTGCCTTGCCTACGAAGCCCCTGAGGCCACGGATGACGATGATGACGACTACGAAACCCAGCGCGGCCGCTCCGCAATCGGCGGGTACTGATGCACGCTGAAATGTACGGCGCGGACGGCATGGATATGATGGCTGGCATGGACGCCGACATCTACGCCATGACCGGCGACGAGGCGATGGAAGGCGAAGCCATGCCCAACGAGGGCGAGAGCGTCGACATCGAAGCTGCGATGACGCAGCTGCAGCGCTTGCGGGCTTTCATCCAGTCGCAGAACCTCGCCGCCGAGATCGACGAGGATGTCCTGCAGAAGATTGGCCAGGAGTGCGGTCGCGGCTACGACATCGACAAGGCGTCGCGCGCCGACTGGGAGAAGCTCACCAAGTCGGCCATGGACCTCGCCATGCAGGTGGCCGAGGAGAAGTCCTGGCCGTGGCAGAAGGCCGCCAACGTCAAGTTCCCGCTGATCACCACTGCGGCGGTGCAGTTCGCCGCCCGCGCCTACCCGGCCATCGTGCAGAGCCCGGCCATCGTCAAGGGAAAGGTCAATGGACCTGACCCGGACGGAACCAAGCTCGATCGCGCCAACCGGGTGGCGTCCCACATGAGCTACCAGCTCATGGAAGAGATGGAAGAGTGGGAAGAGGACACCGACCGGCTGCTGCTGATGACAGCCATTGTCGGGTGCTCGTTCCGAAAGACCTATTTCGACTCGACGCTCGGGCGCAACGTCTCCGAGCTGGTGCCGGCCAAGCACGTCGTATTCAACCATGCGGTGGCCTGGCGCAAGCTGCGCAGGGTCACGCAGGAACTGTTCCTGTACAAGAACGACGTGATCGAGCGCGTCCGCTCTGGAACCTTCCGCGAGATCGAGCTCGGTCTGCCGGATGGCGAGGACAGCGACGAGGATGGCGCGTTCGAGTTCCGCGAGTGCCATTGCTGGTACGACCTCGATGAGGACGGCTACAAAGAGCCGTACATCGTCACCTACAAGGCCGACACGCACGAGGTGGTGCGCATCGTCGCGCGCTTCGACGAAGAGGGCGTGCAGGTCAACAACTCGGCGCAAGTCGCACGCATCGCCCCGACCGGCTACTGGACGAAATACCCGTTCCTGCCGAACCCGGACGGCGGCAGCTACGACATCGGGCTGGGCGTGCTGCTCAACCCGATCAACGAGACGATCAATACCGTCATCAACCAGCTGCTCGACGCCGGCACCCTGGCGAACACCGGCGGCGGGTTCATCGGCAAGGGGTTGAGGCTCAAGAGCGGCCCGATGCGCTTCTCGCCGGGCGAATACAAGCCGGTTGACGCACAAGGGGCGGCGATCCGCGACAACATCGTGCCGCTCACCTTCCCTGGGCCGTCGCCGGTGCTGTTTCAGCTCCTCGGCATGTTGATCGATGCCGGGCGAGACGTGGCGAGCGTCAAGGACGTGCTCACCGGCGAACAGAGCCAGTCGAACGTTCCTGCGACCACCACGCTGGCGCTGATCGAGCAGGGCCTGAAGGTCTTCACGGCGATCTACAAGCGCATCCACCGCGCGCTCGGGCATGAGTTGAAACTGCTCTACCGTCTGAACAAGCTCTACCTGCAGCCCGAGGTGTATTTCCAGTTCCACGACAGCCAGCAGACCGTGACGCTTGAGGACTACCGCGGAGACAGCACCGACATCTCTCCGGTGTCCGACCCGCACCTCGTCACCGATGCGCAGGAGCTCGCCAAGGCTCAGGCCCTGATGGGCTTCTCGGGCGACCCGTTGTTCAACCAAATGGAACTGCGCAAGCGTTTCCTCAAGGCGATCAAGGAAGAGAACCCGGAACAACTGCTGCAGGAGCCGCAGCAACCGCCGCCCGACCCGAAGATGGTCGAGGCGATGGAAAAGCTCAAGATCCAGGCCGCAGAGGCCGGCGCAAAGGTGGAGAAGATGCACGCCGAGATCGACAAGATCAAGGCGGAAGGCATCAAGACGCTGGCCGAGGCCGAGGCGCAGGAGATCGGCAATCAGATGCAGCAGTACATGCACCAGTTCGCCAACATCGAGGCAATGCTCAAGCAGCACATGGAGATGATGGGTAATGGAGCAGAGCGAGTTCGAGGCATGGAAGCACCACCCGACGACCAAGGCGTTTCTGCAGTTCCTGCTGGACTACCGTCGATGGATGCAGGACAAATGGGCGGAGGGGGAGTTTACCAGCCAGACGCAGGAGGCGTCGGTGATGCGCAACCTGGAGGCGGTGGCGAAAGCCCAGTTCTGCCAGGACTTGGCGACGCTGGAATTTGAGTTCATCAGGCAGTTCTATCAGGAGAATCCGCATGTACGAGGAAATCAAGCGGCTGGCCGTGGAAGCGGTGAAGCTGCAGAACAAACTGAACATGGAAGCGACGCTGAACGAGATTGCCGGGCTGTGCGACGCGCAAGTCTTGGCGAGCGGTTCCGTCGATTCTGGCGATGAGCCGATCGCAGCCGGAGACGTGCTGGTCGGCGCCGATGGCGCGCAATTCAAGGTCGATGCGGTCGTGACCGCGCCCAAGAAACCGCGCGCGAAGGTGGCGAAATGAACGGCTCTGGGCTGCAGCCAGTCGAGTACAAGGTCATCATCCGCCCGGAAGAGATCGACGAGACCGACCCGGTGCTCAAGCGCGCCAAGGCCGCCGGTATCGAGATCGCCCACGACACGAAGGACCGCGAGCGCATGGCGCAGATCAAGGGCACGCTGGTCGCGGCCGGCGGCAACGCCTTCGAGGACTGGCGCGGCGCCATCCCGAAGCCGGGCGACGTGATCTACTATGCCAAATACGCCGGAATAAATATCAAGGGCGCTGACGGTCTGGATTATCGTTTGGCTAACGATAAAGATTTGAGCGCGATCGTTACCGCGTAAGCCGCACCACAGTTCAGCCACACAGCCGCCCTTGAGGCGGCTTTTTTACGCCCACGAGGAAGCCATGAGCGACGAAGAACAGCAAGCCGCAGCAGCGCCGGAAGTCGAAGGCCAAGAGGCCGAGCAGCACACCGAACAGCAGGCCGCACAAACGCCAGCCATCGAAGACAAAGCCCGCCGCATGGGTTGGGTGCCGAAATCGGAATTCCGCGGGGACCCGGCCAAGTGGCGCCCCGCCGACGCGTTCGTCGAGCGCGGCGAGAACGAGATGCCGATCCTGAAAGAGCGCCTGCGCCATCAGGACAAGCAGCTGGCCGAACTGCAGACGACCGTGAAGCAGTTCGCCGATTACCACACCAAGACCGAGCAGCGCGCCTACGAGCGGGCCGTGAAGGACCTCAAGGCCCGCCAGATCGAGGCGGTGTCGGTCGGCAACACGCAAGCATTCATGGCGATCGATCAGGAGATCGCGCAACTCCAGCAGGAGGCCGCGAGCTCGCCGAAGATCGCCGTACCGGACCAAAACCCGGACGAGCACCCGGTATTCAAGGTCTGGGTCGCGCGCAATCAGTGGTACGCCAACGACAAGGCTATGCACGCCTACGCGGACTCGATCGGCGCGTATCTGAACCAGACCAATCCGACGCTGGTCGGCGATGAGTTTTTCGCCGAGGTGACGAAGAAGGTAAAGGCCGAGTTCCCCGACAAGTTCGAGAACCCGCGCCGCGCCGCCGCTGCCGCAGTGGAAGGTGCGAGCCAGTCGCCGCGCAAGGGCGGCAATGGCTTCTCAGATCTGCCGCCGGACGCGAAGGCGGCGTGTGATCGGTTCGTCAAGCAGGGGCTCATCAAGAGCCGTGACGATTTCGTCAAAGCATACGATTGGGAGTAACAGGACATGGCACGAGGCATTCGCGAAGAGTCGCGCATTGAGGAAGGACGCAAGGCACGCATTCCGGTTGGCGTCCCGCGCGCCAAGTTGGCGGTTCCCGAGATCCGGGGCTTTCAGCTGCGCTGGTTCAACGATCTGGAGGGCCGCATCCAACAGGCACAGGATGGCGGCTATGAGTTTGTCACGACGGACGAGGCGCCGACATTCGGCACGCCCGACGTAGACAACGTGAACCGCGACCTTGGCGCACGAGTAAGCCGCGTCGTGGATAAATCCACCGGCATGAAAGCGTACTTGATGAAAATCAAGAAGGAATATTACGAGGAAGACCAGGCCGCCAAGCAGGAGATCATCGACGAGACCGATCGTCAGATCCGCAAGGGCCGCCTGCACGATGCAGACAACCGTTACGTGCCCGATCAGGGCCGCGGCATCAAGATCGAAACCCGTTAATCATTAGGAGTTTGCAATGGCAAACATCGATTCCCCCTTCGGGCTCAAGCCCGTCCAGCATCGGAACGGCGCTTGCTACAACGGCGCGTTCCGCTACTACTCGGTGGCCGCCGGTTACGGCACCGCCATCATGATCGGCGACCCCGTGATTCTCGCCGGCTCCTCGCAGACCATCGGCGGGCGCATCTACAGCGACGTGCAGCGCGCGGCGACCGGTGACGTGTTCCAGGGCGTATGCATCGGCGTCGTGCCGGTGACGGCCGACTCGCTGCGTTACCGCGCCGTCTCGACGCAGCGCATCCTGATGGTGGCCGACGATCCCGACCTCGTGTTCGAGATCCAGGAAGTCTCGGGTGGCACCGCGCTCGCCGCAGCCGATGCGGGCCTCAATGCCGACCTCGTCGTGGCCGCCGGCAGCACCGTGACCGCGCTCTCGGGCGTCGAGCTCGACAACTCCACCGAAGCGTCGAGCAACACGCTCGACCTGCACATCATCGGCCCGGTCAATCGCGAGGACAACGAGATCGGCGAGCACTGCAAGTGGCTGGTGACGTTCAATCGTCATCAGTTCCGCAACCAAGTTGCCGGCATCTAAGGAGACATGATCATGGCAATCATCACCACCGGCAACCACCCGAAGCACCTCTGGCCCGGGGTCTTCGCCTTTTTCGGCCAGACCTACGACCAGCACCCGGAAGAGTGGCGCGACCTCGTCGAGGTCAAGTCCTCGGAGCAGAACTACGAGGAAATGGTGCAGAACAACGGCTTCGGCCTCGCCCCGGTGAAGGAACAAGGGGCGTCCGTCGCCTACGACTCCGACAGTCAGGGCGGCACCGCGCGGGCGACCCACATCACCTATGCGCTGGGCTACATCGTCACGCGCGAGGAGATCGAGGACAACCTGTACGAGCGCGTCGCGATGGACCGGGCGCAGGCGCTCAAGATCTCCATGGTGGAAACCAAAGAGAACGTCGTCGCCAACATCTATAACCGCGCGTTCAACTCGAATTACACCGGCGGCGCTGATGCGCTGCAGCTGATTTCGACCGCGCATACCTCGTCGAGCGGCAACCAGTCCAACCGTCTGGCGACCGATGCCGATCTGTCGGAAGCCTCGCTCGAGGACATGGTGATCCAGATCATGGGAGCGCAGAACGATCGCGGGCTCAAGATCAAACTCATGCCGCAGTCGCTGCACGTGCCGCGCCAGTTGGTGTTCGAGGCGACCCGCATCCTCAAGTCGGTGCAGCAGAACGACACCGCCAACAACGCCATCAACGCGCTCAAGGTCATGAACGCGCTGCCGCAGGGGGTGAAGGTCAATCACTACTTCACCGACCCGGACGCGTGGTTCGTCAAAACCAACGTGACCAAAGGGTTGACGTTTTTCAAGCGTCGCGCCCTGGAATTCACCAAGGACAACGACTTCGGCACGGAAAATGCTTTGGCCAAAGCGACAGAACGCTATTCGCTCCAGTGGGGAGATTGGCGCGGCGTCTATGGAACCCAAGGAGCGTGAGTTAAATCAATGACTTACTGCAAGTGAAATACTCCCTCGGCATGTTGAGTTTAGGATAGAATTAGCTACACCTAAACGAGACGCCGAGGAAGTTATGATCGCCAAGTCATGCATCGAGTGCGGCAAGGATTTCGAGGTCGATGACACCAAACGCAACTGGCAGAGCAAAAAGCTGTGCTCTCCGGAGTGCCAGCGCGCCAACACGAACAAGCAAGCGCGGCTGAAGTACAAGCCCATCGAGTGGCCGCAGAAGAAAACCTGCATCAGATGCGGCGCCGGGTTCCTGGTGCATGAAAGCGGGAACATGGCGCAGAAGTACTGCAACGCAGAGTGCCAGCTAGCGGCCAAGGCAGAGAAGAAGGCCGCCGAGGTAGAAGCGCGCAGGCAGCCGAAGAAGTGCGAACACTGCGGCGCCGCGTTCGTCTCGGGCAAATTTTCCGCACACAAACAGCGGTATTGCTCAACGGAATGCAGAAGTCAGGCAAGGCATAAGCAGCAGTATGTCGATGGGCGATGCAGAGCAAAGATCCGCAACGGGTACCGGTACGATTTCAAGCAGATCCGGCCGCAGATCCTTGATCGAGACGACGGCAAGTGCGTCGTATGCGGGAGCGCCGAGAACGTCCATGTGCATCACTGGGACAACAGCGGCGGAACGCTGCAGGTGAATAACGACCCGGCCAACTTGGCGACGATGTGCGGCGTGTGCCACTACGCGATTCATGGCGTGACGCTGGTCCGCATCGACGGACAGTGGATGCTCGACAGTAAGATTTTCGAACTACTTGGCCTGACCGGAGCGATACCGATCAAGCCGTAGCGCCCGCAAGGGCACCACAAAAGTGCCGGCCCGTCCGGCAACTAAGGCCCCTCTCCGGAGGGGCTTTCTTTTTGGAGCTTCACCATGGCAACTTCCAGCTATCCGAACGGCTTCGCCTCGGGTGTCACCATCCGCGGCGTCCCGCTCGTCCAGACCCACCCCGGCAAAGCCTACTGGGTGTCCAACGTCACTACCGGCCTGCTGCCCGGCCAGCGCGGCGGCTCGGACGGCAACAAGGGCACGTTCGACTCGCCCTTCGCCACCATCGACTATGCCATCGGCCAGTGCGTCGCCAGCCGCGGCGACATCATCTTCGTGAAGCCCGGTCACGCCGAGAACATCGGCGCGGCATCGGCCATCACGGCGGACATTGCCGGCGTGGCGATCGTCGGCCTCGGGGCCGGCTCGAACCGCCCGACGCTGTCCTGGACCGCGGAGGCCGCCACGATCGTGGTGTCAGCGGCCAACGTGTCGTTCCTCAACTGCCGCTTCGTCAGCAACTTCGCCGACATCACCACGCTGTTCAGCGTCTCTGGCGCGGGCGACGGGCTTTCGTTCGAGAACTGCCTCTTTACCGACACCTCGACCATCCTCAACGCGCTGGACTTCATCACCCTGGCGACCGGTGCGGATGACCTGTCGCTGATCGACTGCAAGGTCATCGGTAAGAGCGCATCCAACGACTCGTTCATTACCGGCGTGGCGCATGACCAGATCCGCATCGATGGCTGCCAGATCCAGTTCGATGTGGCGCAGACCGCCGTCGTCGGCCTGGTCGAGACCTCCGGCAACGCGACGAACGTCTGGGTCAAGGACTCGTTCTTCCGCAGCAACGTCGATGGCGCCCTGTTCCTCGACTTCAACGGCAGCGCGAACTCTGGCGGCGTGACCAACTGCTACTTCAGCTCGCTCGACACGGCGGGCGCGGTGACGGACGGCTTCGACTTCACCGGCGGGCACATCTTCGAGTGCTACGTGGCGGGCGAGGCGGATTCCTACGGCATCGTCGGCGGCGGCACGGCCTACAACAACGCGTAATCACGCAAAGGACACGCTCAAATGTACTCATCCGAATGGTTCCTCGAGCAGGCCCGGCTCGGCCGCATGTATCACGCGTGCTCGGCCGGCGCCGTCACGCTCTCAACCGTCAGCGCGACATGCACCGGTCTCGTGCTCTCCAACCCCTACGGCTCCGGTAAGAATCTGGTCGTGGCCAAGGTGCGATTCGCGCCCTCCACCGCACCGGCCGGTGCTGCGGTCGTCGGCCTCGCGGTGAGCCCCGCGCCGAGCCAGACCGCCGTCGTGCATAGCACCCCGGTCGTGATCCACAACGGCCTCATGACCGGCAGTGACAAGTCGGTCGGGGTCGGCAAGGTCGATGCGTCCGCCACCCTGCCGGCCGCGCCGGTGTGGCTGCGCCCGATCGGTAGCGTCGTTGCCGCGAGCTCCATCACTCCGGGCATGTACGTCGACGAGACTGACGGCGAGATCATCCTGCCGCCCGGTACCGACTTGTCGCTGTCGTACCTCACGACCGCTGCGGTGGGTATCGCCTCGATTTGCTGGGTCGAGATCGACGAAACCTGATGAGCGCGGGGGAGTAATCCCCCGCCTCTCTTGGAGGCGCTATGGCACAAGTGGTAATCACCCGAATTCTGGACGGCGCGCGCAACGCGGTGTTCCACGTCTCCATTGTCGGGGACGCGGCCGGTGATCTCACGGACGAGATCCTGATCGACCCCGCAACGAGCTTCGACCCGGCGCTACCGGCCGTCCCGGGCATGACGGTCGAGCAGCTCTGGTACGACCTCGCGGGCTTCAATGCGCGCCTGGAGTTCGATTATCTGGCAAGTGATACGCCGGTGTGGTCGATGTCCGGCGGGCAGGCGTTCCATGCCGACTTCTGCTGCTTCGGCGGGCTCAAGGACCGGTCGAATCCGCTCGACGGGCGCGGGAAGCTCAAGCTCACCACCAGCGGATTGGCGGCTGGCGACTTCGGCACGCTGATCGTCAAGGTACGGAAAGACTGATAATGCCTGAGAACACCGGCACTGCGATTCTATTGAATCGCGTCAACGGCGCCTCGGGTGTTGTGATCGCGGGGCATTCCAATGGTATTCAGACGACAGAGGTGCCGTGTCTGTGCTGGGATGCCAAGACTGATTACGCCTTTCAGAGCGCGGCCGTCGCGCTTGAGATGCTCAGCAGTTCGGCGAACGATGCCGCGGCCGGAACGGGCGCGAGAACCGTCTTGGTCGAAAGCCTGGATGCCGACTATGCCCCTGTTTCACAGATTGTCACCCTGGACGGGGTCAATGCTGTTGCGCTGACCGGCACCCATATTGCCGTCAATCAAGTAACCGTCATTTCTTCTGGTTCTGGCGCCAGCAACGCTGGGAATATCACGCTGCGGGTGGCCGGCGGCGGGGCGACCCAAGGGTATGTCCTGGCAGGCAAAAGCGTGCAGCGCGCCTTCAAGTACACCGTGCCGGCTGGCAAGGTATTTGTCATCGACAACTTTTACCTGAACGCCATCAACGCCGGCGGGCTCAATCTGATCGTGACGCTAGATTTCAATGCCCGCCTGAGCGATGGCACTGTCCTCGTCACGCAGACCAACTACTTTAGCGGTCAGAATCCGCCGTTCAGCATCACTTTGCCGACAGGGTTCGCGGTGCAGGAAAAAGTCACCATCTACGGCAGGTTGACTGTGGTCAGCGCCAACAACGCCAATTTCGCCATGACAGCGTCGGGCGGATTGTTCACGCTATGACGAGCGCCGCCGAGCCGCGCGGGTGGAATGCTGAATCCATGATTCGCGAACTTAAAAAGGAAGTCTGATGCGCGAATGGGCCTACATCGCCGGCGATCCGTGGATTTACTGCGACGTTTGTGGCTTCAAGACGCGCCGTAGCGCCACCCGCAAGCGCTGGGATGGGGCCGTCGTGTGCCTGCACGACTGGGAGCCGCGCCACCCGCAGGACCGCATCAAGGCGCGCACCGAGCGGCAGACCGTCAATGACCCGCGGCCGGAGCCCGAACACCGGTTCCTCGGCACCAACGAAATAACTCCTGGCGACCTGTAATGGCGACTTCCGGATCTACCGACTTCGCGCTCACGCGCGACGACATCATCACCGAGGCACTGGAGCTCTGCGGCGCCATCGCGGCCGGAGAAACGATCCCTGCGACCGATCTCGCCTCGGCCGCGCGCAAGCTCAACATGATGGTTAAGGCGTGGATGGCGCACGGCCTGCATCTGTGGGCGCTGGAAGAGGCGACGCTGTTCCTGGGCGTCGGGACGCAGTCCTATTCGCTCGGCGCGACAGGCACGCACTGCACCAACAGCTATGTGCAGACCACACTCTCGGCGGATGCAGCTTCGGGGGCGACGAGCCTCACGCTGACCGCGACGACCGGGCTCACCGCGGCCGACAACATCGGCATCGTGCTCGATTCCGGAGCGATCCATTGGACCACGATTGACGCGGTCGGCCCGCCGACGACGCTCGCCGCAGGCCTCGCCGGCGCGGCCTCCGAGGGCGCGGTTGTGTTCGCCTACGCGACCAAGATCAACCGCCCGCAGCGCATCGTCTCTGCGTACCGCAGGAGCATCGCCGGGCAGGACGCGCCGATCGAGTTGATCGGGCGCGACGAGTACGCGGAACTGTCGAACAAGACCACGCAAGGCAAGTGCGTGGAAGCGTTCTATGACCCGCAATTGACGCTCGGCGTGCTCTACACCTGGCCGACTGCGGACATTGCCACCGACGTGATCCGGTTCTGGTACGAGCGCGTCCTCGAGGACTTCGACGCCACCTCGAACAATCCGGACTTCCCGATCGAGTGGGGCGAAGCGCTGACCTACGGGCTGGCGGATCGCCTGGCGCCCGGGTACGGGCTGCCGCTGGCAGAACGGCAATGGATCAAGACCGAGGCCAAGATCAGGCTCGGGCAGGCGGTGGGGTTCGACCGTGAAACCGCCTCGGTGTCGTTCGCGCCGGACTATCGCCGATGAGAATCCCGTTCCTCGGCGGCTCCGGCCATGCGCGCAGCGTGTCCGCGAATGCCTCGCGCACGGTGAACCTGTATCCAGTGCTCGATGCGGAAGGCAAGAACCAGATCGCGCTCTACGGCACGCCCGGTCTCGTTCAGTTCGCCACCACCCACGCCGCTGAGGTGCGCGGGCTCTACGAGGCGTCCGGGCGGCTCTTCGCGGTCGTCGGCAATACCTTCTATGAGGTTAGTTCCGCTGGCGTGGCAACCAACCGCGGCACGCTCACGAGCGCGTCCGGTACGGTCTCGATGGCCGACAATGGGCTGCAGGTTGCTGTGGTCGATGGCACGAACGGTTACAGCTTCACCCTGGCGACGAACGCCTTCGCGCAGATCACCGACCCGGATTTCCCGGCGGCCGACCGCATCGCGTTCCAGGATGGCTACTTCATCGTCAATGACGCCGGCACCGGCTCGTTTTTCGTCACGAGCCTGTATGGCACCGATGTCGATGCGCTCGACTTCGCCTCTGCCGAAGGCGCCCCCGACCCGCTCATCAGCCTCATTTGCGACCACCGCGAGCTCTGGCTGTTTGGCGACGAATCGACCGAGGTGTGGTTCAACTCAGGGGCTGCTGATTTCCCATTCGAGCGCATCAACGGCGCGTTCATCGAAGTGGGCTGCGGCGCGGCGCATTCGGTCGCGAAGCTCGACAACTCGGTGTATTGGCTCACGCAGGACAAGCGCGGCCACGGCCAAGTGGTGCGCGCGCAGGGCTACCAGCCGCAGGTGGTCTCCACCAAAGCGGTGGAGTTCGCCATCGACGGGTATGCGACGATCGCGGACGCCATCGCCTACACCTACCACCAGGAGGGTCACGCGTTCTATGTGCTGACCTTCCCGTCTGCCAACGCGACCTGGTGCCTGGATGTGACCACCGGCCTGTGGCACGAGCGCATGTATTGGGATGGCGCCGAGAACAGGCACCGCGGCAACTGCCATGCGTTCTGCTTCGGCCGGCACCTAGTGGGCGACCACACGAACGGCAAGATTTACGAACTGGATCTGGACGCCTACAC